TCACCGCAAACGAATCGTCGTACTGGCGGTTCACGTTGCGGGTGATCACCAGGTTGTTCTCCAGAATTTCCAGAGACTTCCGGGTGATCATGTCAATGGTAAGCAGGCTGTTTGCCATGATTCAAAGTCCTATTCAACGATTGCGGAGTGCCTGCGCCTTGGCGATTTGTCGTTGACGCTCGGCTGCGATCCACTCCGATGTACTCATGGTCTGGGTAGACCGAGGATCGGTGGTGTCAGTGACACCGGGGTTCACGGCACGGGCGCTGACCGGACGAATCGGTTCTGGCGCGGACGTGGTTTTCTTTTGGGGAGGTTCGGCACCAAGTTTGGCTTCGATCTTCCCAATTTCACGAGCCTGCAAAAGTGGCGACAGACGCGAGATGCGGTCAGCTTCTTTCGGGTTGCTGCCCAGCCAGTAGGCCAGATCAGGTCCGAGGTCAGACGCTTTGATTGTCTCGGCCATCACATCGGTGACTCGAAGATTTGGGTTGTAGGCGACCTGTTCAAAGTCGTCGTACTTACCACGGGCTTCTTCCTCACGCTCTGCGTAGGCGTCCTCAATCTGAGCGCGTTGCTTTTGGAGTTCACGCTGCGCGATCAGTTCTTCGGCTTTCCTGACGGCCAGTGCTTCCGCATAGGCTTCAGGAGACTCGAACTGGTCAGCGGGCGGTAACTCTGCTGGCACCGACTGCCGCGCTTGCATTTCTGCTTGCTTGGCTTGCTGCTCACGTTCCCACTTACGTTGCTCTCTTGCGAGGCGCTTGCCGATCATCGCATCGAGTTCGGCCTGAGAGAACTTCTTCTCCTCGGGTTGCTCGTTGCTCTGGTCAGCGACTTCCGGCGCGTTTTGTGCCTGATCCGTGGTGGCCGTCACCTCGGAGGCTGGCGCGGAGTCTACTTCCGCTAGGTTTTGGACTTCATCAGTCATTTCATGTTCCAGAGGAACCCCGGTGAACCTCGCCGGTACGGTTGGTTGATCTTACAGCAGATCAGTCTGTTTGCGCAATGCTGGCTTGATACGCAGCAATTGCTTTTGGTGTTTGAGCAGCAGCGCAGATTGCTTTCACTTGATCAGGCTCATTGCTGTAATCTTGTCCGGGCACAATGACATACCTGTGCAAGCTGGTAGAAATGACATTGCCATCCTCAATGATCTGCGTGTCCAATCGCACTTGAACGCAGGCATTTGCGGCGACATCAATTTGACCAACAAAGGTTTGTTTAGTAATGCTCATTTCAATTCCTCAATTAAACAATGTAGGAAACAGTGCCGCGCAAAATTACAATGTTTCCCGAAGCAATATCGGTGATCGCAACGTTATCGTAATTTTGCCCGCTGGCTGGCCCAGATGTGGGAAATACCATGAGTGTTGAATTGTTCAGGACCGCACATGAAACCTGAGTGTAGTTGGCCTTTTGAATGCCTTGGACACCCGTTGCACCAAAATTAAAAGAACCCGTTGTCGAAAGAGCAGTAAAAGGCAAACCGGTAACTCTAAGATCACCAGAGGCAGTTGTTCTTGTGAACGTCGAAGTTGTTATGAAAAAATTAACGGTCACCATTCTGCCAATTTTGGTATAGAACCCGACTTGACTGGAATATGCGACGGTTAGGTCTCCAACAGTGGCGGCCGACAACACCGGTGTCCAAGTACCCTCCTCATAGTCCGAAAAAAGTTCACTTGTGCCAGTGCCCGGAGTGGCAGAAAAATCAACGCCCTGACCACTGGTGCCAATTGCAAGGTTGCCGGTGGAAAGGGTCATGCTGGCGGCGCTTACGGCGCGGCCCGCTGTCAAGTTTGCAACACTGACTTGTTTAGTAACGCCGCTTTGGACAATGGGAACAGCTTCTGTTCCCGCCAGCGGGGTGGTAGAAGCGGGAAGTTGGGAAATTTTCAAGTCTGCCATTTTCAACCTTTCAATTTGCTGCGAAGATAAGCGCATTCAAGCGCCAAGGCTTCTTCATATCGAATGCCGTAGCGGCTGCCTGCCTTGATGCGCAGAACTGTGTTACCTGTTGGTACGCCGTTCTCGTCAAGTTCATCTTCATAAAAATCGTCCCACTCGTTATAACAAAGCAAGCCATACGCAAAAGCATCCAAACCTTCTGACTCAAAGGCTTCCTTTACTTTTTGAGCAATGACTCCAAAATGCCAACGAGCGGATTCGCCTTTTTCTTCGATGGCTTGCTTCCACTTGAACTGCGTAAAATCAACTTTACCCCAAGCGCGAAGCACTGCCGGGTCAATGCCGTCAGTCTTTACCTGTTTCTCGCGCTTGTCGGACGTATTGATTGTTCCATTCGCCGCAAATATCTCTTTCCAGCGCAAGCCTCCGGTTCCCAAGTTGTAGGAATTGTCACGCGCAGGCTCAAACGTGTCGGTGCCCAAGCGGCGCAATGAGATGTCCGCCGCATTGTTGGCTCCGATTGTGTATTCGGTGTTTGCGTCTTTGCGGATTGCGTTGGGAGCAAGGTAGCCAAGCCTGTTTTCAGAACTATCAATGAAACGGTATATTCCCAATGCGTCGTAGGAAATACCAGAAGACCCGGCTGCACGTATTGCAGCAAAACTGGGTATAACGCCACCTGTTCCAATCCTGCCATCTCGAATTAGTACGGTGTTGGACACGTCCCCGGACAAATTTCCGTTAAACGGGCCGACGATCAATGCTTTTGCACCGGTGCTCAGGAAAATCTGTTTTTGCCCAAGCCCAGTATCGTTGTTTGTGATGCGGCTTCCGGCGACAAACAAGTTTGGGTTACCTGTGGCATTTGCCATAAACAGCGCATTCCCGCAATCATCACCGGGAATAATCTCACACCCGATGATGTTCAGATGGTTACCGCTGCTGCTGTCGAAATATATGTTGTATTGTCCGGGGTTTGCTTCGAGGTGGCATCCCTGAAGCGTAACCTTACCCGCATTGAAAAACTCAATGACCCGAACGCCATCCGAAACGTTCCCAGATAGGTTATTGCCTTCAAGTTCGCAACCGATGAAAGTCATCGCGCCATTGGGAAAATTAATTGCGCGAAGGATTCTGTCGTTATCAACAACCTGGCAGTTTGTGAAATGCAGATCGTTCGGCGCAAACTCGATGCCGTCAGGAGCCGCTTCAATGCCAGTAAAGCACCGAGAGATGTACAGGTTTTCGTAGTTGCTAATCAGGTTTCCGAAACAGTACAGACCACGGTAATAGCCGTACATCTGGCAGTCTTTGACCACCACGTTTGCACCCCGTTGCACATCAATTCCAACAGATGACGTGTTGGCTTTACCCGGGCCATCAAAAACAAAGCCGTGGACATACGCTTTCATGCGCACTTCAGGCGGAGTGTCAGGAACTCGACCGTTCAGACGCAACGCAGGAAAATTACCGGTTGATGTAATGGTTGTTCTAAAGCCCCACAACTCCAGACCGTTATTGAAATTACCTCTCGCGTCAATCGAGTTGGTGATGCGGTAATTACCGGTGGGGAAATAGATTCCCTTGACGTTAGTTGTGGCTTTAGCATATGCAATCGCAGCGTTAATTGCCGCAATATCATCGACCACACCATCACCAACGGCGCCAAAGTCTTTAACGCTGATAAATTCCTGAAGTTTTGTCTCTACCGTTTGAGACAACTGAGCAGTGCCCGTGCCAGTACCCACACCAGTTGCAATAAAGTGAGTGCCAACCGTGTTATTTACTGCACCAATCAATGTGAAGTTGGTTGTACCAACAGATGCGATGCGGTAAATTTTGCCAACAACGAAACTACCTGCTGTAACAGTGTAACCCTGCTCATACATGATGGAATCAGCATCATTGGCAGCAGGTGGTTGCGCGGACGAAGGGATGTTGTCATAAGTTGCAATCAACACCTCAGCAGATGTTTTGACAACGAACTTATAACCGACCCCTAGCTGCAACCAAATCTCACCGCCACTGGGCACACGACCCGCAGCGTCCAGCACAATCGGGTTGGTGTGCAAAGACGAATCCGAGTTGGTCGTATATGTAGGGTTCGGAGTAGTGGTTCCAGCAGCGTAGGTGTAAATTTTTCCACCAGACAACGGATTGCAGTTGTTGTCAAAAAACTGCGCACCAGCGCCAGCGAAAAGGGAAAGCGTGACGCTCATAAATTACTCCAGCAGGATCAAGCCACCGTCCTCTTGCACGAGGTTGTCGCCGTTTTCGCAGAGAAGGTTGCCAAGAGCCTGCTCAGACCCCCGGCCACCAAAGAGAGAAAGGATGCCACCCAGCCCAATACCGATGGCGTTGCGGGCAGCGAGAAAGCTCATTTTGTGTTGATCGGCTTGGCGTAAACCGTGCCGCCAGAAGACACTTGGATGGCGCTCACACGCCAGATGCCGCTGGCACCCACGGGCACCTTAAACGGAATCGGGGTGTAGGCGGGGATCGGGGTGCTGGCGGTCGTTGCCACAGCGCCTTCACCGACTTCGATGTAGCAGGGCTGGTCAGACCAGACCATCACGCCTTCAGGACCGGCGTTCCAGCCAGTCGTAGAGCCTGCGGTGCCCGTGTAAGAGGCAGTCTGAGCCGGGAAATCGGCTTTGGAGAGAGGGTTGAGAAGTTCCATTTCGGCTCCTTATGCGAAAAATTTTAGTCTGTGCGGGGTGGACAGGCAAAGCCCACGAAATCAGCGCATTTCATCCATCTGCCCTTGCTCAGGCGTTTCGGCGGGCAGTTCCATCTGAGGAACACCGGCAACCAGATCACCAGTATCGAGTGCGGCCGCGATAGTGCCCATCACGATGTCTTGAATCTGCTCGGGGGTCATGCTGGCCTGCACGGCGCTGATACGCTGTGTCTCGGCCTGATACGCCTTGA